CGCTGGTAACTACGCTGTTGTTAGTTCAGCTGCTCTGACAGTGTTGCAAAGTGCAACAACTTCAGCTTTTGCTCGTACCACAGAAGGCACCTTTGAAGCACCTACAAACACCAAGTTTGTTGGCACATTGAACGGTTCTATGCGTGTGTTTGTTGACAGCTACGCTGCTGATACCACACCAGTTCTGGTTGGCTACAAAGGCTCTTCAGAAGCTGACGCTCCTGCATTCTATTGCCCATACATTCCATTGATGAGCAGTGGTGTTGTGTTGGATCCAACAACCTTTGAACCAGTTGTGTCATTCATGACACGTTATGGTTACATTGAGTTGACCAACACTGCAAGTTCGTTCGGTAACGCCGGCGACTATGTTGGTGAGATCGCAGTATCTAACTTGTCATTCTCCTAATCAGAGAATCCAACCCAGGGATGGGAAGGCAAAGAACCTGCTTCGGCAGGTTTTTTGTTGGCTATATAACTCATGCAAATTATCTACGCAAACAGCATTGATCCAATTTATCCCAAAGATTATGAACGAGATTATCTAAATCCATTTTTTCCTAATCAAACTTGTTTTCTTTTTACTGACAGCAATATCAATAGATTTCCTGACATTGATACTGTGCTAACTGCTGCTGGCAAGTTAGATTTTATACTCATTGATCTTACTCACAATGCAGTGGGGTTAACACACAATCAGCTTAATACCAAGTGCAAGGGCAATTCTATTGGTAATATAAAACAATTGGTTGAATATTGTGAATTGTATGCTCCAACTGTGGCAATACATTGCGATTTTAATTATCAATCTAATACTAAAAACTATTTTTACTTTCCACTCTGGTTATGGATGTGGTCAGAAAAAAAATCATTGTGGTATGCAAATGAAGGAAAAACACTCAATTTGTATGATGTTTTAGAAAACAAAACTCAAGGTTTATGTTGCTTGAACAGAACACCAAGCTGGCATAGAATTTTATTTTTTAATGCAATAGTAGAAAAATCATGGTTTTCAAAAATATCATATACGTTTGGTAATCACGGGCACGGCAAACAATTTGAACATGCGTTTCACCAGTTAAATCAATTAGATATAACTGACTTTGAAAGCAAAAAACACTATTTGCCGTTTGTGTTGATTGATCAAGATCATGAAGATACTACAGATGTAGGAGTATCACATCCAGTTTGGAATACTCATACGTTTAATTTAGTAACTGAATCTACTATGAACCGTACATTTATCAGCGAAAAAACAGCCAAGCCTTTTGTAACAAAAATGATTCCTATTATTCTAGGACCTAGAAATGTTGCACAACATTTAAAAACAGCAGGCTTAGATATGTTTGAGGACATTGTACCTTGGCACACCTGGGATCACTTGGAAAATCCAAGAGATCGTATTGTTGGTGTAGTAAATTTTTTAGAAGATTTTCTCAAACAAGATCTTGTGGCAATTTATCATGTTAACAAACATAGAGTTGATCGCAATAAAGAATATTTTCATAATGATCAATTTAGAAAAAATCTTCTCAAAGATATGGTTAGACTTTCATCCAGCTTAGGTACTGACTAACTTTCTTTCGAACACTGGCCCAGTCACCCATTGAGGGCTGACGGAATAGTCGTGCAGTGGAGTACCAAGGTGAATCATCACGATTCAGCAACCAGCGCCAGTCTGTACCAAACCAGTTCAGCATGATCCAGGTGGGACGACCCAATGATCCACTCAAGTGTGACACAGCAGTATCCACGCCAATCACAACGTCCATGGCCATGATCAATGCCGCAGTGTCAACAAAACTTGTGATGCTGCCAGGATATGCTTTGACTCCTGCTGCTACTAACGCTTCTTCTTCTTCAGGTGTGGCATCAATTTGCAGATTGACCCATTCATATTGGGGATTTGTTCGAATAAGTTCTAACATGCCTTCAAACGGCATGCCCTTGTGACGATTCAACCAGGCGTCACGTCGACCACTCCAACAAAAGCCCACACGCATACGAATCTTAGGACCCAGTATTTGCAACCACTCTTGCTGTTTGTTCTGATCTACGTTGAGATAGTTCACAGGCTTTGGCAAGTTTTCTAATGTGATTCCTAGTATTCCAGGAATGCTCATGATAGGAGTCCAATAATCAAATTCGCCAACATCATCCAAGTAACCGCCAACTCGTTCAATGATAGGACTATTGCTTAACAAAGGAACTAGCCCGTCTGTTACTTTGAGTTTGATCTTTGCACCTGCCACATGCAAGTTCCACAAGAAGCGCACAAACTGAATGTTGTCCCCATGTCCTTGTTCACCTTCCACAAGGATAGTTTTGCCTTTTAAGTCTTGACCGGTCCAACGTGGTTGTGTGTGTTTGGGCAGTTGACCAGCAAGGTGTTCATAGTTCCATCGCACTTCATATAATGGCCATCCTTGAGCATAGTTGCCCTGGATCAAATAGCTTACTGCTAGATTGAAATGAGCTGTTACATTTTTTGGTTCCAGTGCAATGGCATGCTGTAAGAACGGCACAGCCCTTGCAGGTTGTCCGCATTCTCTCATGACATTGCCGTAATTGTTCCAGGCAGCAGCCAGGTCCATGTCTTCCACAAATGCCTGTGCATAGCATTTGAGAGCTTCAGTTGGTTGATTCTGTGCTCGGTATTCGTTGCCTTGGGCAATTAAAAGTTGTGTGTCCATGGCTATATTTAAGGTGCAGTTGGTTCCATTTTACATTTTCGCTAAATACTTGTCAACGCAATTCGGCGTTTTATGCAGCTCACCCCTGCGTAGCGGCTAGAACCCGCATCGGGCTTCTATAAGGAGAAATCAAATGGGAAGAGCTCTAAAAATTCAAAAGTATGGTACCGCACAAGGTATCACAATCAATGCCAACGGCACAGTTAACCAACCAGCCGCTGCTGTAGCAGTTGATCAAGGTTATCCAAATTTTGGTTCATTAACTGATCCAGTGTACAACAGTGCTGACACACTGAGTGCTGATGACTTCTTGGGTGTGGTTGGTGGATTGAGTACCACTGCTACAACAACAAGTTATCCTATCATTCTTCCACAAGTGAATATTTTGTTATCCGATAACAGCTCTACTGGCGCTGGCGCAGGTCGTTTGATTCGTCAGAAAGGCGCTCACAAGTTTTTGGTAGCTTATGTTGCTGCCACCACAGCTGATGAGGATTTTATTGTTGGCCAGGCATATAGTGTTGCTGTGTTAGGCACAACTGATTGGGCAGCAGTTGGTGCAGGAACAAATGTGGCAGTTGGTGATATTTTCACTGCTACCGCAGTTGGATCCGGATCAGGCACAGCATATCCAGTTGGTATCTGTGTGTTGTCTAACACCGGTACACCTACAGCTGGGAACATGTGTATTGAATACTCAGTAGGCGATAGTTCTGCTGTGTATGCCAGCTATATTACTAACAAGTGGATTCGTGACTGGAATGGTATGACTTATCAGAATTACAGCAACAGCAACTCTGGTACTAACGTTCAAAGTAGCGAAAACTTCTATCCTGTGAACTTCTTCACAGACGAAGGTACAGTTACATGGTCCGGTGCAGAGATTATCAATAGCGTCAATGCTCAGAATGGTTCATTGCAATTGGCGCAAGTGGTTAAATCTACAAGTTAATTAGATTTGACACCTTTATCCTCCTTGCTAACTACAAGGGGGATTTTTTATGAGCATGGCATTTGTATTAGGCAACGGAGTCAGTCGTAAAGGTGTCAATTTGGAACACCTGCGTAACCACGGCACAATCTATGGGTGCAATGCCTTGTACAGGGATTTTACTCCAGATGTGCTAATTGCTACGGACCGCCCAATTAGTGAACAAATACAGCATTCGGGTTATCCACTAAAAAACAAATTCTACACTAGAAAACCATTAGATGGTCTGGGTGCAAATCGTGTTCCTGACCAATACTGGGGATATAGTTCTGGACCATTGGCAGCAGCAATTGCGGCAGCAGATCAACACTTGAACATTTATTTGTTGGGATTTGATATGGCCGGTATCAATGATAGATTTAACAATGTGTATGCTGATTCTGAATTCTACAAACGAAGTGGGGCAAATCCTACTTACACTGGTAATTGGGAACGGCAGTTGCTCAAAGTCATGCACGATTATCCACACACAAACTTCATTCGAGTGCATGGAGCAGTTACATCTGATGTGCCTGAATTTAACAAGCACCCGCGATATTCACGTCAAAACATTGGAAATTTTCAAAGCCTGTTTGGTGTTTGACCCAAAGTCAGCATAGTCCAAGTCCTGGTAAATATACAATAGGGCCAGATTCAGCATGACACAACAAGTAATCAACACCGGTGCGGTGGCAAACGATGGTACGGGCGAAAGCCTGCGCAATGCGTTTGATGCAGTTAACAATAACTTTGCCAACATCTGGGCGGCCGGACCTGTAGATTCACAGGTTGTGATCAGCAACAACCGCATATCCACTACGGTAAGAAATCTAGCACTGGTATTGGCTGGCAACGGCGTTGGTACCATCACAGTTGATAGTTCTGTTGTTCCTGGTATTGATTCTGTATACGATTTAGGAACTGCTAATTCAAGATTTGACAGTGTCTACAGCAGATACTTTTACGGCAATGGTGCATTCTTAACTGGTATTAGCAACGGCAGCGGTAGTGCGACTTCTGTAACATTTGCAGCCACGCCACCGCTAGCAGCCAACATTGGCGACATATGGATTCAAAGCGACACTGGTATACAGTATCTCTACTTCAATGACAACACCAGCAACCAATGGGCTGAAATGGAAGCCTATCAAAGTTTCAGTTCTAGCGGTACAGGCAATGGCAACGTTGATCTAACCAGTGTATCATCAGATATTATACCCAGCACCAACAACAGTTACAGTTTGGGCAGTAGCGGATATCAATGGAAAGATCTTTGGGTTAGCAACAGCACAATCTATTTGAACAGTTTGCCAATCACAGCAGATGGTGCCAACCTAAAAGTCAACGGCAACACAGTACTCACAACCAGCAGCCCGCTCAGCTTCAGTAACTTGAGTGTGACTGGCAATGTGACTGCCAATGCAGTTTACACCAACAACTATTTTTATGCCAATGGTGCACCTTTCCCACAAGGCAGCAACAGCTTGCCAGGTACAACCATATCTCTCAAAGACAATGTAATCTCCACAACCACACTAAACCAAAATTTAGTATTGAGTGCCAATGGTGTGGGCAATGTGCAGACTAATAGTAGTATCATGCCAGATGCCACACAAGTTCGTGACATTGGATCAGCCTCTAACAAATTCAACAGCATTTACGCTGGATATTATTATGGAAATGGATCACAACTAACTGGCATAAATGCAGGCAACAGCAATTCAATTATTAGTGGTAATTCAAATGTTAAAATTGTAACCGCAAGCGGCAATGTCACAATAGGAATTGGTGGCATTGGAAACATTGTGGTAGTGTCTGGTGCCGGTGCGTATGTAGCTGGGGTTGTGTCTGCATCAGGAAACATCACTGGCAATTACTTCATTGGCAACGGATCACAGTTAACTGGATTACCAGCCACATACGGCAACGCCAATGTTGTGGCCAATTTGGCAG